TTCATAATGAAATCTTTTGAAAGTATTGGTTTACGAAACAGGTCTAATTGGAGTTCGTGTGCTTCTTCTTTGATTTTATCCGAAGATTTGCGACAGTGTTCCCAGTAATATGTGCCATCTTCTCTACAATATAGGTAGCTAGTGTCGTGTGAACTGAGTAAGAAGACTGCATAGACGACGGGATACTTGATTTTTGGATTTTTTTCATAAACTACTCCCAGTGGAGACTTGTAAAAGTTTGGATTAATGCTATTTTCGGACAATTAAGACGTCTCCTTCATTATCTTCGTCGTCTTCTGCCTCTCCACGAAAGACAAGTAACTCTGTGCCACTCGCCACATCCTCCATTTCGGGGTGAATTGACGTTTTTTTGATAGGTTTTTGCATTAATTCAAATGCTTCCGTCGCTCTTTTGTAAGTAAAGGTAATTGCAGTCACCAAAGTGGTAGCAAACAGAATAAAATAGAGAAAAACTATGGCACTCATAGTGCATTCCTCACATTTTCAACGATTTTGTCAATAATATCTATATCGATTCCCATAAACGGAGGAACAATTCCCAATAATCTCAAAGTTCCGTCCAAAAATAGTGCTAAAACTGTAAAACCAAGGATCATACTGATGACTGTAGCGTCTCTTTCGTGCTTTCTCATGGAAAGACGGTCAATTTCCTTCGCTTCAGCAAGTGCTTTTGCAATTAACGCATCAACTTCGCTTCTTGTGTAGGTTGTATCGGGCATTTTGAACTCTACTTTGGCAAAGTTGTCCGATATCGGTAAATTTTTGACGATTTCTTGAATCATTGTTATTTGAGAAGTAGATTTGCCCATGCTGCTATCACTAAAAGTGTTAAACAGAGTTGATTATACCTCATAATTGTATGGTTTCCCCCAGTATAGCGGTAAACTGCCATATTTGTCCACCCATTGTTGGTAAACTGGGAACAACGGTCTTACTTTTTCGTATAATTCATCTTGTAACATGTATTTATCGCTTGTCCACTGGTCTGGAAGACCATTATATTGGGGTGCATGGCATCCTTTGTCGGGACAGTAGACATTTTCATGAATTTTTTTGATGTCATAGTCTAGAAAGTCGGATAATCGCTGTTTTTCTCTCTCTTGTTCGTCACCCTCCCACAATTGTTCCATTATGATGACATGAAGAGGTGCGACTTGTTCCCATTTATCGATTATGAACATATAATCCCAATAATCTTGTTCTCGAACTCTTTTCATAAAGGATTTTTCGTGTTCCTCTTCAGTTGGCATTTTATTGATGCCGATATCGCTGATGCAGACTCCTCCTTGTGTTTTTAGTTTTTCAAGTGCCTTTTTTTGTGCTTTGAAGTTGAAAGTAAAGGGAGGAGTGTAACGACCACTGTTTTCCGACCATAATCGTCGAATTGGATCTCGAACAATCATCAAAATCTTGACATCAAATGTTTCCGACAGTCGTGACACCAATTCCTTCATAAAAGGAACATCCAAGTTGCAATTGGCATTTGAAAAGTCGCCAACTGCCTTATATGGGCAATTATTTTTCTGTAGATTCTCCCAATGTCTCTCATAATAGTTTACATACTTATCAAGTGTCGGTGGAAAGCATAACCACTCATCTATTTCTTCTTGAGTGAAGAATAAATCTCTTCTAACTGCTGCCAGTGCCCCTCCGGGAGTGTTTGCTTGTGGATCAGTCTTTAGATCCTCCATCAACTGCTTATTGTCCGCTAAAACCTTCTTTCTCCACACTCTATTCTTTGTAGTCCATGTCATCCCTCTTCTTTGCTTATCTGCCCTCTCCATCATCAGTCTTTGAATAGGACTTCTCCTTATCATATCCAAAAATGCACCCTCTTTTCTCAAACCAGTGTGCATGTACTGATTGTCCAACTGTAATGTGTACCACAGGGGTGTGGTTGCAGACCAACCAGTGCCCGTACTAATAATAAACTTCGGTTTCATATAGATAATAATACTATACCAAATATGTATGCTTCTAAGCAAACCATCAGAGTACTTATACGAAATGTTGGCGAGTAATTATGGTAAAGCGAAAAAGATGTGGCGAAAACATATAAAGGAGGCATGGGATAACAAATGTGCCTACTGTGGTGAATACGGAAATACGATAGATCATATACATCCTCAAACATACGGTGGTCAATCCGAATTGACAAATATGATATGTTGCTGTAATAATTGTAACAAAGATAAATCACACGAAGCAGTGGAAATTTGGTACTTCCAACAAGAGTTCTTCGATCAGACTCGATGGGAAAAAATTGAAGAGTGGAGAGCAAATTGTGCTCCTGCTCAAAGAAAACGATATATAAGAGGTAGGGGGGGAATTCCTACAAAGTGTATAGTTTTATGAGCTATTCCGTATATCTCAACAAACAAATCGTATTTGAGCATCTTACTAAGGAAGAAGCACAAAAAAGACAAACCCAATTTCGTCAAATGATCTATGCGGGTGTCAAAAGTTGCTATACTCCAGAACAGGTGACAATTGAGTACGATTCTGTTACAATATAATAAACAGCATGTTTTATGGAAAAAGATCCACTGTTAGATGAGTTAGAAGAAAGGATTGCAGAAGGTCCTATTGTTTTCACACCGTGTGACGAGTGGGAAGAACTTATGGAGGAAAAAAAAGATGAAACTAGATAAAACTCCATTTACTATACAGAAAGTCAAAAAATGGCACCCTGTTCGTTGGATCAAAACTCAGTATCAACTCTGGAAGTTGAGAAAACAAGATCCGTTTGTTTACGAGGATGAAGACTAAATTATTGATGATGGGAGGTTATGGGTTTGCTGCAACCTCTCCACTTACTTACACTCTGCAACGAAAGGCAAAGTATTGTCATGTGGGATATACAAAATATTTCAGATACTTAGAAAAATACTTCAATCAACTCAGTCACCCTGATGATATTGTTGATCCAAAAGGATCACAACAGGTTTTAGGTATATACCAACGAGTTCTCACACAGAAATGGCACACAAAAAATCATCATCTGTCTTCACTCTTGGAAAAGACTCACGAGAGCACCATACCTGTAGATCACAGGATGAATCTTCCCGAAGATTTTGAACCGCTTAGAGACTTTCCCATAAGGTATCTCAGATCTGCTGTAAGAGGGTTACCATCTATATCAGGTTACATTAGTTATTACAAGGCACTATCCAAACACGTTGTATCTAAGGGTTATAAGTCTGTGGCAGACTTCTATACTCCCGTTCACTTCGATACACCTTTCAGTCAGAAACTTTATAGTGCAATCAAAGAAAATTTTGATGTAAAGATAATCTATATTACTAGAGATCCTATTCGTCGTGCCTTCTCTCAATATCTGGACAAAGTGCAAAGGGTTGTCAAAGAACCATACGTGAGATACTGGAGAGAACTCCTAACTCTCCCTGCAAACTTTCCGGCACGAAATTATGTTGAGGATTTTAGATTTGCACAAAAAGTTTTTGGTAGCACTAATGTGCATATGACTGTAATGGAAGAATTATGGGAAGGTGATGGTTCTGCTTTAGAAAAATTATCTACATTTTTGAATCATCCTATTTCAGAGTTGTGGAAAAATCTTTATTCTCCAGATAGGGGTCATTTGTTACAATCTGATACAGATGTAGATTGTCAAAGTCACCAGTATAGGATGGAACTAACACCAGATGTGTACAGTGATCTCAAGAAAAAATATCAACATCACTATGATCATTGGGAATACTTTTTTGGTTCTTTACCTCTATTCTGGGGTAAACCAATCGACTATAGGTAAGAATTTTTATAACTAACTCTGTGAGTTTTCGCCAGAGGGTATATTTAATTTTTAAGGGCAAGTTGACGACGTATAAATTATTGTGTATAATGAAATGAAAAACATTCTCCGTAATGGCAAAAGGATTCAAGGTGGTGACCACTCCACCAAAACAAGAAGGTGGAAATACTGATGATAGTGAATTTTCCATAGAAAAAGCAAGAGAACTGATCAAAGGTAAGGCAATCGTATTCTGTCTTCCCGGAAGAGGAGTTTCATATACCTTTCTAAAAAACTTTGTACAACTATGCTTTGAATGCGTACAGCAGGGTGCTACCATTCAAATATCACAAGATTACTCTTCAATGGTAAACTTTGCTCGATGTAAAGTATTAGGAGCAAATGTTCTCAAAGGTGCAGACCAATTACCATGGCAAGGACGTCTCAAGTACGACTATCAGTTATGGATAGACAGTGACATAGTATTCAATTTAGAAGCATTCTACAAATTGATATGGATGGACAAAGATATTGCTGCAGGATGGTATTGTACAGAAGATGGTAGAACCACATCTGTTGCACACTGGTTAGAAGAAGATGATTTTGCGAAAAATGGTGGTGTTATGAATCATGAGATGGTTGATGGCATACAGAAGAGAAGAAAACCATTCAAAGTTGATTATACAGGTTTTGGATGGGTTCTTATCAAGCATGGTGTTTTTGAACACAAACAAATGACCTATCCTTGGTTCGCTCCACAGATGCAAGTTTTTGAATCTGGTGAAGTGCAAGATATGTGTGGTGAAGACGTTTCTTTCTGTCTTGATGCTATCAAAGCAGGGTTCGAGATTTGGTGTGATCCAACTATCCGTGTAGGACACGAGAAGATGCGAGTTATATAAGTAATGTTGTAATCGCATTACTATAATGGAAAGATACGATATATACTTGCAGGGTGAAAAAGTCCGTTCTGACATTGATGAAGAAGAGATGCTTGATGTTACTCAAGAATTTGCTGAAAAATTTTATCGAGACGGAACCCCACACCCTGACGATATAGAGGTCAAATATCTAGGAACCGAAGAGGAGTAGCACTCCTCTTTTTTTTGTGTATAATTAGTAGTAACTAAAGGATGTTATGTCAACTCTGATATGTAATTTACCCGCTATACATGTGTGGGTCAGGAAAGAATATCTAAGAGACCATAAAGACGGTCATGGAGAGTTTGTGAAAGGTGTGTGGGTTACCGCAAAGTCTATGCCGGGTCGTGCTTTCTACTTTGAGACATATTTGTATGAATATGCTGCGTTATTTGATAAATTGCCGATCAGTGCCTTTGTGTCTTCACCAGAGACACCTAAACCTGATATGAATTTACCTAATTTACAATTTTGGAACTGTATGGATTATGGAGTCACAGCAATCACAAAAAACATCATCGGAAGTGCGGATTATGAAATTAATACTCGTGATCATGGAAGCATTAGAGGAGAATACATCTGCACACTGGACAACTATCACGATGCTGCAGATAGCATTGACTGCTCGACTGCTGAGACTCCTGCAGAGCACAAATCCCATAACTTGATTGCATTAGAGAATGGTCAGTTTGCTTTATACCCAAATAACAGGATGAGAATATATGATAATAGTCTTACACCACCAGAACCAAAAACACCGGACTTCAAGGTCTCTACAGACTACTATCAGGTTGAGAATGGGTTTGATTACATGGGTCTAGGTGATCAGGATGAATATTTCTGGAAAACTAAGAAAGATAGAGAAGAACCAGAAATGGCAGATATAGATGATCAATACTATCATCACTTCAAGAATGTGGATGATGATTCCGATTATTCTGTGGAATGCTCTAAATAGAACTAAATATACGAGTATTGTATAAGAAATGCCTCTCAACAAAATTTCAAGAGGTTTCAAGGATATTTCACTATCCTTTCAACGACATCCGCTTACGAATGATATTTTGCCTCTGAAAGATGCAGACGCCATCAAGAAAGCGGTTCAAAACCTTGTGAGAACAAAAATAGGTGAGGTGTTTTTTGATAATGATATTGGAACAAGAATTACTGGTTCATTATTTGAATTAGCATCAGATGATTTAGTGGATCCACTTCAATCCGAAATTGAAACTGTTATAGAAAACTTTGAACCAAGAGTAGATCTAAAAGAAGTGAGTGTAAGACCCATTCCTGATCTAAACACGTTGAATGTTGAAATCTCATACGATATTGTAGGTCTACCTCTTCCAACACAGGTGATCGACTTCGTTCTAGAACCAACTAGACTATAATGACTCTCAATCAATTTACAAATCTAAACTTTCAGGATATCAAAGTATCGATAATCGATTATTTGAGACAAAACTCAAATTTCACCGATATGGACTTTGAGGGATCTAACCTGTCGGTCATTATTAACACGTTAGCGTATAACACATATATTACAGCATATAACACTAACATGGTTGCCAATGAGTCATTTATTGATTCGGCAACACTTAGAGAGAATGTGGTGTCTTTAGCAAGAAATATAGGATATGTACCAAGATCAAGAAGAGCAGCACGAGCAATAGTCAAAATGGATATTTCAGGAATATCCACATCAACCGCATCTGTAAATTTGGAACCCGGAGTTATTTCAAACTCAGGTCTTAATCAAACTAATTTTATTTTTTCATTAGCAGATAGAATCACACTACCATCAGTCAATGGAGAAGCATCAGGTCTCGCTGTTATACATCAAGGTCAATATCTAGAGAAGAAGTATATTGTAAATAATTCATTACCTAATCAAAAGTACATTTTACCTAATGAAGGTATTGATA